TACGGAGCCGTCGCGGAAACCAACAACTACAACAACAGGAGTAAAGCCATGTCGGCTGAATACATTAAGGCGCAACTAGAAGCACGCGCCACCGCTTGGGAAGAAGCCAAATCACTTCTTGACCACGCCGCAAACGAAAAGCGCGATCTAAGCGCTGAAGAAAACCAAACTTACGACCGCATCATGGAAGACCTTGATAAGCGTTCCGCAGTTATCGAACAGATGAAAGAAGTATCTGCTCGTGAAGAACGTGCAGCCGAAGCCATGCGTGGATTTGAAGCACAGGCACGACCAGAAGCAGCAGCAACAGTTTCAACTGATGCTGACACAATTCGTGCAATGGCACGTGGAGAAATCCGCTCATTCGACTTTGAAAAGCGCGATGTTCTAAAGACCAGCACTGGTTCTCCAGTACCGACCTCTTTCTACGATCAGGTTTTGATGCTTGCTCGCCACGTAGGTCCAATGCTTGAAACTTCAACAGTTCTTAACACTTCAGGTGGAGAGAACCTACAGATTCCAAGTTTGGCTACTTACAGTTCAGGAACTGCATTTGCAGAAGGAAGCGCAATCGGCGAGTCCGATCCAACTTTCAATGCGTTTGTAACTCTTGGCGCATACAAGTATTCATTCCTAACTCAAATGTCACGTGAGTTAATCGAAGATGCTGGTGTTGATGTTCTTGGATTCCTTGCAGAGCAGACTGGTAACGCACTTGGTTACTCAGTAAATGCTGCATTGACAACTGGAACTGGCACTGTTCAGCCAAATGGTCTTATGACTCGCACAAGCGCAGGCGTAACTGGTGGAACTGGCGTTGCAGGCGTATTCACTGCTGATAACCTAATTGACTTGGTTTACAGCGTTGATGTTGCAGGCCGTCGTCTAGCAGGAACTGGTTGGCAGATGAATGGCGCAAGCATTGGCAAGGTTCGCAAGTTAAAGGACTCTGCAGGTCAGTACCTATTCAGCCCGTCACTATCGGCTGAAGCACGCGACCTATTGCTTGGATACCCAATCTACGAAAACCCAGCAATCGCTGATACCGCAACCTCTGCTAAGTCAGTTGCATTCGGACACTTGCCGTCATACTACGTTCGTACCGTAGGCGGCATTCGTCTTGATCGCTCTGATGATTTCGCTTTCTCAAACGATTTGGTTACATTCCGTGCAACCATTCGCGTTGATGGAAACCTAATCCAGACTAGCCACATCAAGCACTTTGTTGGTGCTGCTTCCTAATTATTCATTAGGACAAAAGTGTCCCCCCTCCGAGAGCGCAGGCTTGGAGGGGGGACTTCTTTATTTACAGGTCGCGCATCATTTCATCTAGCGCTTCGATATCTAATGACTCGTCGGTGTACGAGTATCCGTCGGGGGTATGGCCTAGCCCGTTTATGTAAACAAAGCGCTGGTATGGATTTACGGCAGCCATTGGATCTTTGTTGTCGGCTGCGTATGACATGAATCCGCGTGCCTGCTCATAACGCTCAGCGTCATTGTTAATCCATAGAGCCACATTCCAAGTGGCTCGGTTTTTCCAACCGTTGTAGTCGCTCATTATTCTGACTCCTTTTCTAACATTGCTGGCGCTGCATCACAAGCAACGCATGGCATGGTCGCGCCAAAGTCACTCCAAGGAACTTGCTGTTCCTCGAAGCACTCTAGGCAGATTACTGATTCCGTTGTTGGCATTTTGATTTTCATAATTAAACCTCGCATACTTCACAGTTAGGGTCAACGCAGTAGGTAGGTTCATTTTCTTTCACGTAAGGTGTGATGCTCGCTGGGAATGCTTTAGGTGGTGCAGCGACCGCGTACTTAACAGCGCTCATCAAATCGAAGCGATACTTACCAACTGTCAAACGTGCAACGCTTGAATAATCAACAGCCACTCCAAGGCCGAAGCAAAGGTTTTCAAATTCCTGCTCGGTTAAGTAGTCGCCATGACCTGCTTCCTTAAAAGAAATCCATAGGTCGAATGCTAGGGCTTTCTGTGCTTGCGTTAGTTCTTTCATTTTGGCCTCCTTTGCCTGCAGCCCCTGTTGGCTACCCTCTAAGTATCGGGGGTTTTGTATTACATGTCAAGGTTCTGGATAGCCTGCAATTACTGGGGTTTTGGGATAGGCTGAGGCCGTATCTGGAAAGGGGTGCAAATTATGGGCATGACAATCGGGTGGGCTTCCAACGCTCCTTGGGCTGCTACTGGCTATGGAACTCAGAGCGCTCAGGTGATTAGTCGCATGAAGAAAGCAGGACATGATGTTGCTGCTTTAACTAACTATGGATTAGAGGGTGGCAAAACTGTTTGGAATGAAATCCCAGTTTATGCTCGTGGTTCTGACCCATACTCTAACGATGTAATTCCTGCACACATGGCTGACTGGATAAATCAAAACTCATCAGAACAGCCGCACGCTTTAATCACGCTTTACGATGCTTGGGTTTTCAAAGGCAAGCAATGGGCAGACTTTAATGTTGCAAGTTGGGTTCCCATAGATCACATGCCAGCGCCGCCATCAGTTGCGGCTTGGTGCAGACAAGACTTCGTGACACCTATTGCAATGAGCAAGTACGGAAAGGCAATGCTGGAGAATGTAGGCATTGAATCTCTTTATGCGCCGCACGCTATCGAATCAGTATTCAAACCAACACAACTGGTTAAGTTAAATGACGGCAGTTCAATCACCGCTTGGGAGTATTTACAAATCCCAAATGATGCTTTTGTAGTTGGCATGAACGCAGCCAACAAAGGTGTCTATCCAAACCGCAAGGCTTTCGGCGAAAACATTTTGGCATTTTCTATGTTTGCTCAAAATCATGATGATGTAATGCTTTACTTGCATACTGACGCAATGGGTTCGCTAGGCGGCATCAAATTAAGAGAACTAATTATGAGTTGTGGAATCCCTGAAAATAAGGTCGTATTTGTTGAGCCTTACTCATACGCAACTGGAATCCCGCAAAACGTACTAGCCGCTATCTACACCTCAATGGACGTGCTGCTTGCTACTTCCTATGGCGAGGGATTTGGCGTTCCAACTATTGAAGCGCAGGCATGCGGCACGCCAGTAATTGTTTCAGACTTTGCAGCATCTAAAGAACTTGTTGGTGACGGCTGGCTAGTTGGTGGACAGCCTCTATGGGATGCGCCACAAACTTCATGGTTTCACGTGCCATCAGTGCCAGAAATTGTTGATGCTCTAGAACAGGCGTACAACAGGGGCAAAGGCCGATCAAAGAAAGCCACTGAGTTTGCAAAAGATTATGGTGCTGACGCAGCATTTAATAATCACTGGAAACCCATACTTCAAACACTTAGCGCTAAATACGAAAGTCGTGTCGTAGAATAAAGACATACTTTAGGAGTTTTCTTGGCAATCACAAATGGCTACGCCACACTTGCACAGGTTAAAGCGGCATTACGCATCAGCGATAACGTAGATGATTCTCTATTAGAAATGGCAGTCGAATCTGCGTCACGCGCTATTGATGGGTACGCAGGCCGATACTTCTATTCCTCTGGCTCTGCCACGCGTTATTACGCTGCAGAAGATGACTATGTCGTGCAGGTTGATGATTTATCCAGCGCAAGCATTACTTTGCAGACAGCCAACAACAGCGACGGCAACTTCGTTTACACGTGGGGAACAGCCGATTATCAACTAGAACCACTAAACGGAAACGCTGATGGCATCGTAATCCCGTACACACGCATCAGGGCAGTCGGTCAATACATCTTTCCGATAGACGGCGGCGAAGCGCTAGTCAAGGTCACTGGAACTTTTGGATGGGCGAGCGTCCCAATCGCGATTACTCAAGCATGCATCGTGCAGGCCTCACGCTTGTTTAAGCGACTTGACAGTCCCCTCGGTGTGGCTGGCTTTGGAGACCTTGGAGTCGTGCGAGTAGGCAGGGCTTTAGACCCAGACGTTGAGCAACTGGTAAGTCCGTATCGCCGAATGCGAGGCTTTGCTTAATGGCAAACATCAGCGCGCTCAGAACGCGACTTGCTGCCAATGCTGCAACGATTACTGGTCTGCGTACAGCCGCCACTATTCCAGACAATCCGAATCCTCCGCTCGCCGTAATCGTTCCATCAAGCCTTACGTTTAATGAGGCATTTAATTCTGGAATGAACACCTACACTTTTAATGTAATACTCATGGTTGGCAAAGTTTCTGAGCGCTCAGGCCAGAACTCACTAGATGCTTACTGCTCAAGCACTGGCAGTTCCTCCATGAAGCGAGCGCTGGAAAGTGATAAAACTCTAGGCGGCAATGCTTTTGATGTTAGAGTTACTGAAATTAGAAATTACGGCGAGATAGCCGTTGGTGATGTAAACTATTTATCGGCAGAGTTCATAGTTCTCTGCTACGCAGACTAGGAGTAAGAATGGCAAAGTTCGCCGCAACAGACTACAAGGTGACAGTGAATGGAACCAACCTATCCACTTCGCTTCAAAGTGTTGAATTAAGCATTGAATCAGATGATTTAGAAACAACCGCATTCGGAAGTGAATGGCGCAATCGCATTGGTGGATTGAAGTCAGGCTCGGTCACATTGTCTTTCTTCCAAGACTTTGCTGCTACCGCCGTTGATGTAACTTTATTCCCATTGTTTAACACTGCCGCGACTGTTGTTATTGTTCCAACTTCAGGAACTGTAAGCGCAACAAATCCGTCTTACACATTCAATGCGCTTGTTACCCAATACACTCCATTTGCATCAAGCGTTGGTGACATTGCAACACTCAGCGTCACTTGGCCTGTTGCTGGAACTGTAACGAGAGCAACCGCCTAGTATGAAAATGAACCTGCGAGTCGAATACTCCGACAAGACCATTGAAGAAGTCGAGTGCAACATTAGAGATTTTGTTGCGTTTGAATCTACTTGGAATAGAAGTATCGCAAAACTAGAAGATGAAATGAAAATTACAGACCTAGTTTGGCTGGCTTGGCATTCCATCTCAAGACGCAAGCAGACAAAGCATGACTTTGAAAACTGGCTTGACACTATTGATGGCGTTGAAGCGAGCGAAGAAATCCCAAAATAATTCCGCTTGGTGATTCTAGTTATCACTGGATGATTGCTAATCTTT